ATTTGCAGTTAATGCATTTGATCGAAACAAATGAAGGAGAAATAACTCCCGAAATAGATAGCCAATTATCGCTTACAAAAGAAGAATTTGAAGATAAGGCAACTTCATACGGTTTTTTAATGAAGTCATTAAACGATGATGTAACAATCATTAAACAGGAAATCGATAGGCTTGCTAAAATAGTTTCAACCAAGAATAAATTAGAAGATGAATTGAAGCAGCGTTTAGTTTTCGCAATGGAAACGTTTGGTATCGATAAGGTTTCAAAAAATAACCTTACCCTATCATTCAGAAAATCGAAACAAACAATTGTATCTCCAGAAGCTGAAATACCTAAAAAGTATATTACAACCAAAATATCTGAAACAGTAAATAAAACGCTGTTAAAATCAGATATTGAACAAGGTGTCAAAGTTCCTGGTGTAGAAGTAAAAGAAATTAATAACTTACAAATTAAATAATCATGTCTCAACTTTATTATGGCTCGATCTGCCTAACTGATCTATTAGCTAATGCTAAACTACCTCACTCGGCTTTTACTAAAGCTGCAAATGGTAAAATTTATGCCAACATTAATATTTGGCTTAACGATGAAGCCGATAAATTCGGTAACGTTATTGGTTTGCAACTTAACAGTACACAAGAAATGCAAGCATCTGAGGGTAAAGTCTATATTGGTAACGCAAAGAAATCTGAACGTAAAGAACCAGAAGCTTTAAGTACTGAAACTGCAAGTGAGTTGCCAGAAATAGACGATCTCCCTTTTTAGACTCATTCCTACAATCGTGTATCAATCTATCCCGGCCTATCAGTCGGGATTTTTTTTGTAACAAATATGTTGCAAATAAATCGGTTTGTTTGTTTGGTAATTAAATTATTAATTGTACATTTGAATATCAAATCAATAACGGTTTGACAAATTGCAGAGCATTATGAAAACTTCACAATCAGTAAACGTAAGAATGACAGATTATAAAAAGATTTTTAATAAAATCGGGTTAGATATTCATTCAAAAATTAATGTAAGAGCTAACATTCTTCATACAGGCTCACCAATAACAGATAGGTTATTCTACAATTCATCATCTAAGAGAAACTAATTATCGTTACTGCAATTGCGGTAATGCTTCGCCCTGTTAGCTTCGGTTAACGGGGTTTAGGTGGTAAAAAACAATTGATCATGCTAAAAAAATTATTAAAAATGTTGGTTGGCGAAAGCGCCGACTTTACTGGACTAGATTACGATGTTCTGCAACAGACAAAGAGCAGGCTTAAACGTAATGGTAGAGGCGAGTGGACTTCTACATTGTGCAAAGGAAGTTTAACTGTTAAAAGGATTAAGTAATATGGCAAAACAAAAGAAATGGGAGTTGTTGAGATACGCTTATGACAACTATCCAAAAGGGATTAGGTTTGAGCAAATGAGTAGCAAAGAAACAATAGAAAGTAGCGGTTGTTTTTATTTGGGTGATTATGGGACTCATTTTGCGATTTATGATGTTGTTGAATCGAGTTTTGTATTTAATTCTAAAACTGAGAAATGGGCAACCATAATCACCGAACCAGAACGCAAGGCTTTATTGGTTTCAGAAGATGGTTTTAACCTATATGAGGGGGATGAGTATTGGGATGTTAATAATGGAATTCTTAAAAAAGGATGGAACTTATCCAATGAAATGAAAAGCGATCAATCTCCATATATGCTTTTCAACACGAGCGCTCCAGTGACTTCCCCTGATAAACACAGAGCCTTCAAGCACAAAGAAAACGCCCTAAAATGGGTAGAGGAAGCCAATAAGCCTAAAGAGATAGAGATAGAGTTCTCAAATGGGAGTGTTATACTCACCAAGGACAGGATTATTATTAACGGAACTGTTTGTCTTATTTCTAAATATCAACTAGAAGATTTTATTGGCATAATGGAGGGGTTGAAATAATGAAATACCAACTCCAAGCAATAGAGTTCTATACTGGCCACGATAAATTTAACAAGGCAATTGCTGCAGCTAAACAATTGGATAATTCTCTAGTCAAAAAATATGGCTCAGAAGGATCTACCGACTGCCATTTTAGGATTGACCAGTATTTGAAGTATTTTAGTTATGAGGCTTTAAATCAATTGAAAAAATGAAACCAAACAGATTTAATCGTATCTATTCTGATGAAGAAATCAAATACGTTAGAGATAATGCTCCGACAAAATCCGATGATCAGATTGCTTTAGAATTAAACCGTACCAGATATGGTATAATCTGGATCAGAAACCAAAACTTCATTAGAAGAGCTTATAAACCTGCTATTAAAACTACTATTAGGTTAGCTAGGAAAGAAGTAAACAGCCTTCGTCAAAATTGGCTTGTGGTGCAAGACATGAAAGCGCTGATAATCCTTTGCGAATTGGAAACGAATAATTATAAACGCGATAAGTACAAAGCTGAATTGCGTAAACTATCCGGACTATGAAAACCCCAATCCACACACTTAAACCTGGCGATACGTTCGCGAATGGCACGCGTAGGATAAGAGATAATGACGGAGAAAGTATTGGTATAGTCCGTTTCGCTGGCACTCCAGATCAATGGTTTACACGTATTCACAAACACCAGGATAACTGGAATAAAATAGTAGAGAAAGATGAGTAAAATCGGCATTCCCGTTAAACAGATGTGGTAGGAATTTAGTATATTTGGGGTGTGAAAAAAAATAGCTACTGCCATAGCTATCAAGAAATTTAATCGCCTATATTTTGGGGTCGCTTGGCAGGGTGGCTCTAAAATATAGGCTTTACTTTTTATATATGGAATTATTGTTCCCTTATAAATGTCGTAACTGCGGTTTGACTGATGAGGCTAAATTCACATATGCTGGGCCACATATAAAACAGGCCTGTAATAAATGTAATGCTTACGTTAAATTCGTTAGCAAATCGATATTGCCGGATGTAAAAGAAATAAAGCTAAAAATTTGGGCTTTATCTGAAGATCTTGACGTAATTGAAATTTACAAGGGTAAAATAGGGTTTGTTGAAAATTTAAACGGTACAGATGAAAAAATAATGTATTGGAGGCTTTACCTAAAAATTAGGGAGGTTTCAAATGATTAACCTAAGGCCATACCAGTCCGAAAGTATTCTACAATTACGACAGGGTTTTGCAAACAAACATCAACGGCAAGTTCTTTGCTTACCTACCGGTGCAGGTAAAACAGTTGTTTTTTCCGAAATGGTTCGTTTAGCGGCAGAAAAAGGAACGGTTACAATTGTATTAACAGACCGAACAGAATTGTTTAAACAAACGCTTGCTTCTTTAGGTAAAATTGGTATTTCAGTTGAAGAAATTTCACCTAACAAAAAAAATACATATTTACATGCAACCGTTTACTTGGCAATGGTTGAAACCATCAAAAGGCGTTCTGATGTAATAAATTTACTTCAACCGGCATTGATAATTGTAGATGAAGCACATAAAGGAAATTTTACTAGAATACTGGATTTATTTCATAACGCAAGAGTAATTGGAGCAACTGCCACACCGGAGGGCAAACACTTTTATAAGTACTATCAAAACATAATACAGAATATTGACATTCCAGAATTGGTTGAACAAGGTTTTTTGGTAGATTGCAAAGCATATCAAATGCAGGATGATTTTTCTGATTTGACCGTTAAAGCAGGTGAGTTTACCGATGCAAGTTTACTTGGACACTTCGATAAGCCTAAACTTTATGATGGTGTTATTACGGAATGGAATAAAGTCGCGTTTGGATTAAAAACGATTTGCTTTAACGTGAACATTCAGCACACAATCAACACTCATAACGCTTTCATTACTGCTGGCATAAGTTCTGAATACATTACAAGTAAAACACCAAAATTAGATCGGGAACGTATTTTATCGGCTTACAAATCAGGTGCTTTTTTGGTGCTTAACAATTGCGGAATTCTTACAACGGGTTATGACGAACCAAGTATTGAATGCGTTATAATGAACAGGGCAACAAAGTCATTACCGCTGTTTCTGCAATGTTTTGGCAGGGGTAGTAGATTATATCCTAACAAAACAAAGTTCATTGGATTGGATTTCGGAATGAACCATGATCGATTTGGCATGTGGAATGAGGCTAGGGAATGGAAATTAAAACCACCTAAAGAAAAAAAAGAAAGTGTTGCTCCAGTAAAGGAATGCGGTAACATTGAATGCGGTTGCCTTTGTGCTGTTAGTGCTAGATTTTGCAAGTATTGCGGTTATGTATTCCCGGTAAAAGAAAGTACACCCAACGAAGGTGTTTTAGTTGAGGTTAAGGCAAAAATACCATCTGAACTTATCGGAAAAAAAATATCTGAATTAACGTTATCTGAATTAATGGAATTGGAGTTTAGCAAAAAATATAAGCCATCTTTTATTTGGCGTGTAGTTCGATCTTTTGGCGAAGATGCTATAAAAGAATACGCCAGGTTAAAAAAATTCAAATACGGATGGATACAAAGGCAAATATCTGACATTGATAATTGCGAGTTTACTGATTACAAAATAAAAAATTAATTATATGAGCGAAATATCTCTATTTAAAGGATTGGCCCCAAAAGGTCAACCACATCTTTCTAGTGAAAAAATCACCATCGAATCGTTTCTTCAGCAGGTTAAATATGGTAAATGGAAAAATCAGATTGAACTTATCAGAACTGAACAAGAAAAAAGTAAACGCGATGCATTAAAACGAAATTTACCCAGTGTAACCATATCGGGATTATTTTCAGAACGCAAAGAAGAATTTTTATTATCTCATAGCGGTTTTCTTTGCATTGATATTGATTATTTTACGGATAAAACGCAGCTCATATCTGATCCGTACACATATGCAATAATGAAATCTAGTTCCGGAGCCGGCCTCGCGGTATTAGTTAAGATAAACGGAAATAAACACAAGGAAAGTTTTAAATGGATCCAGAATTATTATTTCGTTTCATTTGGTATAAAGGTAGATAGCGCACCGCAAAACGTTGCCAGTTTACGTTTTGTTTCTTATGATCCAGAATTGCATATAAACGATAAAAGTAGGATTAGCAAAACGCTATCTGAGAAGCCAAAGAAAACTCCATCGCTTCCGATAGTTGTTGCCGGTGATGTTGTTGGTGAAATGATTTCAGAATGTGTTACGTTGGGCCATAACATCGCGGCTGATTATGATAGTTACATGAAGTTGGGTTTCTCTATTGCTGATGGTTTTGGTGAGGCTGGTCGTAATTGGTTTTATTCCCTTTGTTCGGTTTCTGAAAAATACGATAGCCGACACGCGGAAAAGCAATATGATTTATCTCTAAAAGGAAACAAGCAAGGTATAACTGTTGGCACGCTGTATTGGATGCTTAAGCAGGTTGGCATTCATGCGCCGGAAGTAAACAGAAAAGCGGTACAGATTGCGGCTATTGGTAAGCGTTCTGGACGTTCTGCAGAAGCTGTAAAAATTCAGTTAGAACAAATAAACGGAATTGATAGTATCGCCGCTTCCGAGTTAGTTGATGAAGTTTTTAAGCGAAATGATATTACCATTAACAAAGAGGTTGGAGATCCGGAGCAACTTATTCAGTCACTTTCTGAATGGATGCAACAAAACCATCCCATGCGAATAAACGATATTACCGGCATAATTGAAGAGAATGGTAACGAAGTAAAGCGCGAGCGAATTAATTCGATTTATCTACGCGCCCGTATGTTCTTTAACTCAAAGGAAATCACAAAGGATATTTTGGAAAGCTACATATTTAGTGATTTCATTTACCGATACAATCCAATAAGCGAGTACATAGAAAAAAATATTCATCGCCGATCTTCTGGGAACATAGAATTGTTATGTAAATCCATACGTTCGGAAACAGAAATGAAAAATGTTTTTATTCGTAAATGGTTTATTTCGCTATTGGCCGCTTACAATGGTTATCCCGTTAGATCGGTACTTGCTTTAACTGGCGGCCAGAACAGCGGTAAGACCGAATGGTTTAGGCGCCTTTTGCCGGCAGGACTTAGAAAGTATTATGCAGAAAGTAAATTAGATGCCGGAAAGGATGATGATATGCTAATGTGCCAAAAGTTAATTGTAATGGATGATGAAATGGGAGGAAAGTCCAAACAAGACGAAAAGCGTTTTAAAGAACTAACGAGTAAGCAGATTTTTTCTTTACGCGCGCCATACGGTCGAAATAACGAAGATTTTAAACGACTTGCTGTTCTTTGTGGCACATCTAACGATCCGGAAGTGATTAACGATCCCACGGGTAACACGCGTATTTTACCTTTAGAAGTTATTTCTATTGACCACGAATTATACAACTCAATAGATAAAGATGAGCTATTTATGGAGGCATACAGGGCTTACGAGGCTGGCGATTGTTGGCAATTAAGTAAAGATGAATTAGCGCAGCTTAATGAAGTCGGGCAGGATTTCGAATCATCGGCTACAGAACGCGAATTGTTATTGAAATTTTTTGCCAAACCGGCATCAGGTTTATATTCCGAATGGCTTACGACTTCCGAAATTAAAGATGTAATCGAAACAAATACGAAACAAAAACTGATGGGAACTAAACGACTTGGGATTGAATTACGTAAGATTTTCGGCAAAAGCAAGTCGAAAAAAGTAGATGGAGTGCCACTTTATCGTTATGAAGTAGTACGTTTTGGAAATTATACTACCACACAATTGCCTAATAATCAGCAAGTTCCATTCTAAAGGTAGTAGGTAGTAACTAAAAGTGATTTTTATAGTTAGATTGTTTCTACATAAAATTCAACTCGGTGTTGCAACTTCATAGTGTGTTATTATATAATAAAATAAAATATTTATCTTACTACCTTACTACTTTAGTAAAAAATCATCCTTTAAAATAATTTAAACAAACTTTTTTGGTAGTAAAGTCATTGCTACTACGCTACTACAAAGTTACTACCTATTATGGGGAAAAGAGATCAATCAGAAATAGCAATGCAGTCAAAAGCATTCACAAATATTTGGAATAACAGGCCAGATTTGCGCGGTCGGATATGCGCCGTAAATAACAATAGCGAAAACTCAATAAAAGGAGCTATGAACAAAGCTATGGGAGTTTATCCAGGCGTTGCAGATATGTTCTTTATTTGCGATGATGGAAGAATAGTTTGGATCGAATGGAAACTGCCAAACGGTTCGCAGTCTGATCAGCAGAAGAACTGGGAAAAATTAATCAACGGACTTGGCCATGATTATATCATCGTTAGATCAGAGCAAGCGTTTTTGGATGTTATAGCTTTTTACGAATGACAATCACCTACGCACAAAACGGAATTGAAACAAAAATGATTTGCGACCGAATAGAATATGGCGCTTACTTTTGTTTGATATTCCATCGCGATAAAATCGGAATAATAAAGCAATCTGATTTGGTTTCGGTAAATGGGGTTCGTGTGTTAAACCGCAGCCGAGTAGACACATCAGGCAAACAAAAAACTTGTTACACAACAATTAAAAGTAAATAGGTAGATTTGGGTGTTGAGCAAGTGGCGGAATTGGTAGACGTTCCTACGCTGAGTAGGGTTGCTGATCACAACATTTACAGGTTCGAACCCTGTCTTGCTCACATTAATTAAAAAAATGTAGTGGGCGACACTAGGAGGATTATGATACAAGCAACAGATTTACGATTAGGAAATATAGTTCTAATCAACGGCTTAAGAACAAAAGTTTCACTATTAGTATTACAACATTTAATTGAAGGAAATATTCAATTCACAGTTGAAGGTCTTAAAATTTCAGAAGAAATACTTTTGAAGTGTGGTTTTGTCAATAAGTTCTCTAATTCATGGAGTAATCATGTATTGCAAATATTTCAAAATAAAGGCAATGTTGCAGGTATTGAATTAGACGATTTTTACGTATCAACAGGTCAAAGGTATGTTACAAGTTTTAAACACCTACACCAACTCCAAAACATTTACGTAGCTTTGACCGGTGAAGAACTAAATGTAAAACCCCTATTGCAATTACAAAATAAAGATTAACTTTGGGTTTACTAGAATTTACCTTTTATGGCGTTAAGTGAACAAAAAAAACGTTTTATAAATCGGTACTTTGAAACTCTAAACGGCAAGCAATCAGCCATTTACGCGGGTTATTCAGAAGCTACCGCTAAACAGATAGCTTATAATATTTTGCAAGAACCAGAAGTTGAAGATTATCTTGAGGAGTTAAGAGGTAAATCTGAACAAAAACATTCTATCTCAAAAGACCGTTGGCTATCTGAAATAGAAGCAATCGGATTTAGTAACATCCAAGATTTTATAAGTCAAGGAAATACTGTAAAAGACATTTCAATGCTTCCAGAAGAAAAAGCAAAAGCAGTTGGATCGATTAAGAAAACAGTAACAGAATTTGATGGAGGAAGTAAATCAACAGTTGAGTTTAAACTTCACGATAAACTAAATGCATTGGATAAAATCGGTAGGCACTTTGGTTATTTCGAGAAAGATAACGACCAATCCAAACCACAAAACACAAATATCATCAATCTAGGAAACGGTAAAGATCCGGATGAGACTACTACTTAAACAGGAGAACGCAGTTTTCTATTTAAAGGATAAAACCACAGAAGAAATACTTTATGGAGGTGCAGCTGGAGGCGGTAAATCTGCTTTAGATTGTCTTTATCTTATTGAGCAGTCGCAAATATATCCTGGCAGCCGTTGGTTAATGGGGCGTAGCAAGCTAAAAACATTAAAGGAAACAACCTTAAATACTTTTTTTGAATTATCTACAAACTTAGGTATATCAAGCCAGTTTAAGTTTAATGCACAAGAAAACATTATCCATTGGAAAAATGGGAGTGACATATTGTTAAAGGATTTGTTTCTTTATCCTTCAGATCCTAATTTCGATGGTTTAGGTTCATTGGAAATTACGGGAGCCGTAGTTGATGAATGCAACCAAGTTGTTTACAAGGCTTGGCAGATTGTTAAATCACGTATTCGATATAAACTAACAAAATTTGATTTGATGCCTAAAATGCTAGGCACTTGCAATCCTTCAAAGAATTGGACTTATACCCATTTTTACAAACCAAACAAAGACGGTTCATTACCTCCTTATAGAAAGTTTATCCAAGCACTGCCGACTGATAACCCACATTTACACCCTTCATATTTGGAATCGCTTCTTAGGCTAGACAAGAATAGTAAGCAACGACTATATTATGGCGACTGGGAATATGATGATGATCCTAGCGCATTAATGTCTATCGATGATATTAATAACATTTTTACTAATAAATTCGTTAAAGGAGGAAAAAGATATATTTGAGACTGCTCAATAAGATAAAGACAATCTAAAGCAGATTTACCGCCTCCAGCTGCACCTCCATAAAGTATTTCCTCTGTTGACTTATCTTTGAGATAGAAAACTGCGTTCTCCTGTTTAGATAGTAGCCTCATTCGGATCTTTACCGTTTCCTAGATTGATGATATTTGTATTTTGAGGCTTGGATTGGTCGTTGTCTTTTTCGAAATAACCAAAGTGCCTACCGATTTTATCCAATGCATTTAGTTTATCGTGAAGTTTAAACTCAACTATTGATTTACTTCCTCCATCAAATTCTGTTACTGTTTTCTTAATCGATCCAACTGCTTTTGCTTTTTCTTCTGGGAGCATTGAAATGTCTTTTACAGTATTTCCTTGACTTATAAAATCTTGGATGTTACTAAATCCGATTGCTTCAATTTCAGATAACCAACGGTCTTTTGATATAGAATGTTTTTGTTCAGATTTACCTCTTAACTCCTCAAGATAATCTTCAACTTCTGGTTCTTGCAAAATATTATAAGCTATCTGTTTAGCGGTAGCTTCTGAATAACCCGCATAAATG